AGGAATGGTCTATATTGTACTTTAACATCTTGCGATGGTAATGTCAATTCATACCTTGGTGTATCAATTACTGGTAATGCCATTATATCTCCTTATTATATTAAATATTTAACGGTGGTATCTTAAATGGTGGGAATACTCTACCACCTGTTATTCTACCTATTGGTGCCTTTCTTCTCAATTCATTCAACACGTCACGTCCTGCTCTTCTAATCTCTGGTGGCAACATACTTATTAGTCCACCAAATACACCACCAGCTCTTTTTACTGTTGGTTGTTTAAAGTTTGCCTGTCCTACATCTACTTCTCCAGCTCTATCTAAAAAGAAGTTAACCCAATATCTAAAACTAAATGTCACTGTAAATGTTTGTATTTCATTAGCATCGTGGCTAAATGTCACCTCACTAATAGTTTTTGGATAACATTCAAATAGTCTTACACCATATGTTATGTCATCACGTTCTTGCCTACTAGCAAATTGACCTAATGCAAATATATCTAGTGGCGCAACATAATCACTGTAATAATTAAAGTTATGTGTAGAATTACTAAATGCTGCTTTTTGCCACATTTCAAAAAATGTTCTTTCTCTCATAAATTTATCTGTGTAAAATGTAGCTGTAATCTCTGGTGAGGTATAGTCATAAACAAATTTTCTTGTAGGACCATTATGTCTAATTTCTTTTTGTACACCCTCTCTACTAGGCATTGCAATCGCAGAACAAAATGCTTGTACTCGTCTCTTGTTTTGATCTTGGTTCATAGCTCTTAATTGTGCTCTACTAGAAAAACCTTGTAGTTCTTCATTACCTTTTGCCTCAGTGGTTTGACCATCAGCTAATTGTATTCCTAAACCTATATTATCTGGTACACCATTTGGTAGTGTGAAGTTTACATAGAACCTAGCTTTTCTTTGAAAGCCTTCGGCCTCATTAACCATGGCTTGAAATCTACCCATAGTAGTTTCAGGATTACCACCAGCCTTTTGTCTTAAACGTGGATCAGATTGTACGTCATCAAGCGATCTATCTCTAGGTAAACCTATTCGTATATCAAAACCACCAATTCTTTTTCCGCCTCGTAGAATAGCCATTAGCTTAATTTCCTTTTTAACCACAAGTAAAAGGCATAACAAGCAAACAAATAAATTGTTGCTACACCTACATCAACTAAATGTTCTCTCATATGATATATAAACTCTATACCTGCTTGAACATCACCCATGTTACCGCCTTCATTGATAGTAACATTTTTAGTACCTTCAAAATTTTCTATTGTTTGTTCCATTACTTGTCCTTACATTGACATCTTTTGCCAAATATTTTTTCTATTATTTTATTAAACCATTTTTTCATTAATATGGACTACCTTTCTTAAATTGTTGTACAGGTAACATAACTGCCAATGCTGCTTCATCAAAATCAACTCTTAAAAAACTTGATCTAACATGACTATACAAATATTTCTTAATAGTATTTCTAGCAATTCTTACGTTCTTAATACCATCGTAGGTAGCATCAATTCTTGTCGTTGACTTCATACCACCAGAGGCATATCTTTGTAGATTGTTTAATAAACTAATTCTTTGTACAGGTCTTATATAATGAAAGTTCATACCCATAAATCCACCTGGTATTGTCTCTAAAGGTAATACAAGTGGAAACCTATCATACAAAGGTAATACCTGTTTATATTTAGGGTCATAATAGAAGAAGTTTAGTCTACCTCTACTAGGAATACCATTTAATTTACCTGACCTCATTAGGGCCGCAGCAGTCACTCTATCGCTAAGTGTAGCAACATTTTTTCTATACCAATCAACACTCTTACGAATGCCACCTTGTTGTATCTTAATAGGGTCTAGTATTGATATAGCCATTTGCTAATATTTATATAAAAAAAAGGCGGCCTTTCAGCCGCCCTTTCAAAGTTTTTGATGTGAGAGAGAATTACTCCTCTTCTGCTAATTTACTAAAGTAAGATAACGTGTCGTCATCATCGCTAGCAGTTTTTGGAGCAACATCATTACTTTTCGCAACACTACCGTTTTGAGGCGGGAGGTCTGTTTTATCAGCAGTTGTTGCGCTTCGTACACCTGTAATTGTCCTATTCAGTTTCTCTTTGAGTTCATCATAGGTTTTAAAATTATCGGGTGCAAGAAATGGTTTTAAAGGGTGTTGAGTAGACCATATTGATTTAATTTGGTCGTCACTCTCTTTGATTTGTGACACTCCTTCAAATTCAGATTTGTCATAGTTCCAATAACCATCTACCTTTCTGATCTTTAGTTTAAAGTTTGCACCTTTCCAAAAATCAAATGGGTTGATTGGGTTTTCATCTTCAAATGCTGGTTGCATTGCTTCTGTAATCTTATCAAATATCTTTTTACCAAATTTAAATAAGAATACTTTACCCTCATTCTCTGGATGCTTAGGATCAGATACCACTAGAATATTTGAGTAGTAAGATAATTTTCTTTTTCTCTTTCTAGCAATCTCTTTATCACTATCTAAACCAGTATTCCAAAGTCTTGTGTTTTCTTCTGACACAGGATCTTTTTGGCCTAGTGTTGTTAGTGAGTTCTCAATATACCAACCACCAACATCTTGGAATGCATGTGACCATACTCTTTGCCAAGGTAAGTCTTCACCTTCTGGCGCTGGTAAAAATCTAATTACAGCAAAACCATTTCCAGTTTTATCTAGTTCTGGTTTCCAAAATCTGTCGTCTTGGTATTTGGATTTGTTTTTTTCTTTGTCCTCAGGATTGAGGTTAGCCTCTATGGCTTTTGTAAGTTTGTCAAAATTACTTGACGATTGTTTTAATGTTTCAAAGTCCATCGTATTTCTCCTTGTATTATTGTATTCGTTGTCTTTGTGTTACCTGTATAATCGGTATCATTTTTATTTATAACAGTTTTTACGTTCATATTAGCTCTAATATATCATATTACTGGCTATCTGTCAACCCTCATTTAACTCTAACAAAGGTACTTTGCCATAGTGGAAACCAGTCACCTCTATTCTTACATATTATACCCTCAATATGTGTATAACCTCTATCCAAAGCATATCTAAATCTATTTGAGCCTGTAACAACACCCATTTTATTATCGTCTTGCCAAGGTAATCTATTCCAATAATTGTCTTTTTCAATAACAAGTATCGGGTAATCCATACCTCTTTTGTCCAAATCTTTAAATACAGTAGCAAGATATTCCATGTAATTATCATCTGATCTATTTGGTAAATCAAATAAACTATGAACATCTAATAATTCTTGTTTTCTATCTGATATAATTTTAGATGCAGTTAAAGCTTTCATGTAACTCCTTAAAAGTTATGTAACTTAAATTCTTTTTAGTTTGTGTATTCCATTCTTCTATGTTACTACTGACTGGTGTATTACCTCTTATACCATCAGGATTTACTTTTATAAATTTTACTTTTGGAAATTCTTTCATTAGAGTCTCCCATTGTGTTATCCAATTGACATGAGGTATTGGTTTATTTCTTTCATCACCATAGTTTTGTGTTGACTTGTACATATTGTTTATGTTGTCTGTATTACTTTTCAAATCATGTCCTATTAAATATAATTCTTCTAAATCTTCATTTTGTTTTAACGCAATGTAACCAGAGGTAGCACCACATGCCCAACCTCTATCTTTGTTTATTTTTTTATCTACGTCTCTTAAATTATGTGTTTTATCATTTTTTATATCTACCCAACTCACATAACAACCAGTATGATTAATTTTTTTCTTTTCTATTTGTTCGCCACCAGCAATTCTTCTGATAATACCTACTTGTCCTGATATGGCAGAACCATGAAATACATAATGTTGTTTATCACCTCTATCATTTTCATATAATTTAAAATTATTTTTAGCAATTTCTATCTCTTGTGGATTTAGATTAGCATAAACAACACTACTATATGTCATTCCAGGTAATGCATTCCAATCTCTTAACCACAACTCACCATCGTAACCACTTTGATATACTTCGTGCATCATTGGGCCATCAACTGCTGTTAATACATCTGGTTTGAAGTCTCTATACAAACCATTACAACCATAAATTTTACCATGAGGTCTTAACTTGATTAAATCTATTGGTGCTCTACTCTCACCATTACCTATACAAAAAACTACTTTAGCCATTTAAATTTCTCTATGATTTTTTTTATTGGTTTATATACTAACCAAACATCTTCAATATGATTGTCTAGTTTCTTTTCTATTTTATCTAATTTCTTTTCTATAATTTCAAGTTGTTTCATTATCTCTTTATCCATTTATAAAGACTTCTTTCATAATCAATTTACACTCTGTCGCATTGAAGTTTATAAATGGTTTCACTCTGGCCACCTTAAGTGAGATTTCAGGCCATACAACTTTTTCGGT